GAAGACGCGCCCCCGTCGGCCAAGCGTGGCTGGGAGCAGCAGATCGGCATGAGCCTCAAGTGCCTGTCAGGTGACGACAAGGGCATGGAAGTGCGCTACACCACGACCTCGGTCGGCGGTAAGCGTGGCGTCCAGGCTATTGCCGCCGCGCTGGCCGAGCAGGTTGATGTTGATCAGACCAAGCCTGTGGCCGTCGTGAAGCTGAAGAAGGATCACTATCAGCATAAGTCATACGGCAAAATCTACACTCCGGTGTTTGAGATTATCGAATGGGTGAGCATGGATGGTGAGCCTGAAGTCGAGGCACCGGCACCAGCCGGGCGCCGTCGTCGCGTAGCGTAATCGCTTCCTGATGCCCATTCGCAAGAGTGGGCATTGGAAAATGATCTGGCTCGACTTTGAAACCCGCTCTACCTGCGACCTCAAGTCAGCAGGCGTCTATAACTACGCGCAAGACCTCACGACCGAGGTGCTATGCATGAGTTACGCCGTCGACGATGGCGAGGTGCAGACTTGGCTCCCCGGTCAGCCTTTGCCTGACCTGACAGGCCACCGCATCATGGCCCATAACGCCGCCTTTGAGCGGTTGATCTGCTGGTACGTTTTGCAGGTCAACATCCCGCTGGAGTCCTTCTACTGTACGGCAGCACAGGCCCGCGCCAACTGTGCGCCGGGTAGCTTAGAAGATGCCGGGCGCTTCATGGGCGCCAGCATGAAGAAGGATCACCGGGGCGCTGCCCTCATCCGCAAGATGTGCGTACCGCCGTTCCAAGAGTCGGCTGAGTTGACCGCCGAGATGATTCAGTATTGCGAACAGGATGTCCGGGCGATGCGGGCCATCAGTCAGGCCATGCGCCCACTGTCCGAGGAGGAACTACTGGACTACCATGTCAACGAGCGCATCAACGACCGTGGCGTCCTGGTCGATGTGCCGCTCTGCCGCGCAGCGGTGTCCTACGCCGCCACAGAGGCCGCTGAGATCGCCCAGATTGTCAAGGAGGTGTCAAAGGGTGAGCTTGTCTCTGTTCGCAGCCCTAAGATGCGCCAGTGGGTCTGGGATCGCGTCGGCCCCGAGGCCCGCGCCCTGATGACCAAGGACGACAAGGTCAGCATTGACAAGACCGTCCGCGCTAACCTGCTGAACTGCGACGGAGTGCCGCCCGACGTTCAGGAGATCATCCAGTGCGCCGACGACCTGTGGGCGTCCAGTGTAGCCAAGTTCAACCGCTTGGCCCAACTGGCCGACGAGGAGGACAGTCGCGTCCGGGGCGCGTTCGTGTTCGCAGGCGGCAGCGCCACTGGCCGCGCCAGCAGCTACGGCGCCCAGGTTCACAATTTCACCCGCAAATGCGCTAAAGCCCCCGAGGATGTCCGCGCCGCCATGTGCCGGGGCCACGCCATCGTTCCCAAGTACGGCAAGCGCGTTACCGACGTTCTCCGGGGGATGCTGCGCCCTGCGCTGATCCCGGCCAAGGGTCGGCAGTTCGTCGTCGCCGATTGGTCATCCATTGAGGCTAGGGTTAACCCTTGGTTGTCTGGTACGGGTCAGGCCAAGCTGGACGTTTTCGAGTCTGGCCTAGACCCGTACATCGTCAACGCATCTGGCACGTTCAACCGTACCTATGACGACATCAAGGCCGACTACGACCGCGACGGCGAGTCCGCGCAGCGCCAAATCGGCAAGGTTCAGGAGTTGGCCTGCGGCTTTGCTGGCGGCGTCGGCGCGTTTGCCAGCATGGCCCGCATCTACAGTGTGCGCCTGTCCGAGGCCGACTCTAAGCGGATGGTCGACGCGTGGCGCCGCAACAATCAGTGGGCGGTCGGCTTCTGGTCGCAGTTGGAGCAGCAGTACACCAGGGCGATGCGGAACCGTGGGCAGGAGTTCACCGCCGGGCGGATAACTTACCTGTTTGACGGCCTGCATCTCTGGTACGCTCTACCTTCTGGCCGGGTGCTATGCTACCCCTTCGCCCGGCTGGAGGACGACGGCATCAGCTACGCCAAGGCAGCGTGGAAGCCTGCTCAGGACGCCACCGAGTGGCCCCGCGCCCGACTCTGGAAAGGATTGGCCTGTGAGAATGTCACCCAGGCTGTCGCTAACGATCTGCTGCGCTACGCGCTGCGCCAGCTTGACGATGTGGTTCTGCACGTTCACGACGAGATCGTCGTCGAGGGCGGTACAGAAGAGGAAGTGCGTAGGGTGATGACTACGCCGCCAGCATGGGCCACTGGCCTGCCGCTGGACTGTGGTATCAAGACGATGCCGCGTTACGGCAAATAAAAACGCCGCCCGGTCAGGGGCGGCGCAAAGGATGACAACGTGCAATTTCTAGAGTTTATCACTAAGCTGGCGCCCGAGGGCGAGACAATGCTACTTGTGCGCCAAAAACCACAACTGCGTGGCGGCGAACGGCAGTATCACGCCGACGGGGCCGTCAAGGCCACTTGGCCCTCGTACCTGCCGTCCCACGGCGTCCGTGAGGGCGAGGCATGGTACGGCAACACCGCCAGTTTTATTGTTGACCGTTTCGAGGAGGGGCGCGTGTCGGCCAGCGCGGCCAATTGCGAGTACTGCGCCGTGATGGTGCTGGATGACATTGGCACTAAGTCCAAGACCCCGCCGCTGCCGCCGACTTGGATTATGGAAACGTCGCCCGGCAACTACCAGTACGGCTACGTCTTCAGCGAGCAGCCGCCCAAGGGCGAGTTCGCCGCCGCTATCAAGGCCATCGCCGCTGCGGGCTACACCGACCCCGGCGCCTGTAACCCCGTCCGCAACTTCCGCCTGCCCGGTTCGGTCAACCTCAAGCCTGACAAGGCCGAGTTTGCGTCTGCGTTGGTCGAGTTCCACCCCGAGCGCGAGTACCTGCTGGCCGACATCTGCGCCGCCCTTGATGTGACGCCCGGCCCGGCTGAGTCCTCCGGCCCCCGCCCGATACGAATGGCCGACGATGGCGCCGACGATGTGCTGGTCTGGCTGTCCGGCCAGGGTCTGCTGTTGTCGCACCCTAACGCCGAGGGCTGGGCGGGCGTCATCTGCCCGAATAGCGCCGAGCATACCGACGGCAACCCAGAAGGCCGCTATATGCCCCTTAACCGGGCGTTCTGCTGTATGCACGGCCACTGCGTCGACCTTGACAGCAACACCTTCATGCAGTGGGTCGCTGACCAGGGCGGCCCCCGCCACGCCCCCGGCCTGCGCGACGAACTGATGGCCGCGCACCTTGAACTGGCCCTTGCCAAGATCAAACCCAGCGCCGCTTACCCCGACGCCGCCGCCGAAATCATCGCCGAGGTCGAGCAACGCGAGCTGGGCCGGGTCGAGAAGTCGGGCTGGTATTCTAGGTTCGCATATCTTCAGAACGACGAGGCGTTCTTTGATATGCAAGACCGCCGCGAGATACCCCGACAGACCTTTAACGCCCTGTTCCGGCACATCAAGTGCGTGTCGATTCACTCCACCGGCAAGTCGGCCCGCCGAATTGAGGCCAGCGTATGCTTTGACGAGAACCGGCAGGCCGCTGGCGCTAAGTCGCTGGTCGGCATAACCTTCGCCGCTGGCGAGTCGGTGCTGGTGTCGCGCGATGGGCTGGTTTACGGCAACCGCTGGCGCGACGCCCGCCCGACGCCTGTGGCCTGCGATGTCAGCATTTGGCTGCGCCATCTGGAGCGTATGGTTCCCCTCGACTTTGAGCGTGAGCATCTCCTGAACGTGCTGGCCCATAAAGTGCAGTTCCCCGGTCATAAGATCAACCATGCCGTGCTGTTGGGCGGCAAGCCAGGGTCTGGCAAGGATACCCTGCTGGCCCCGTTTTTCTGGTCTATCGGTGGCCCGGCCAAGCTGAACTGTTCGCTGGTCAAAAATGAAGACCTGACCTCACAGTGGGGCTACGGGCTGGAGTGCGAGGTGATGGAGATTGCCGAGTTGCGCCAGAGTGAGGCCCGCGACCGCCGGGCGTTGGAGAATCACTTGAAGCCAGTGATCGCCGCCCCGCCCGAGTACCTGCCGGTCAACCGCAAGGGCTTGCACCCTTACATGGCCCTCAATCGTGTGCTGGTCGTGGCCTTCTCTAATGAGCGCGTGTCGATCTCGCTGCCCTCCGATGACCGCCGCTGGTTTGTCCTATGGGCGGCGGCTGAACGCCTGCCCGAGGCCGACGCCGTGGCCCTCTGGAACTGGTACGTCCACCGGGGCGGTTTCGCGGGCGTGGCGGCGTGGCTGATGGCCCGTGACGTGTCCGCCTTCAACCCCGCCGCCCCGCCGCCCATGACCGAAGCCAAGGCCATCATGGTCGAGGCGGGTATGAGTACCGCCGAATCGGTGCTGGTCGAGATGATGCGCGAGCGTCGCGGCCCCTTCGCCCAGGGCGTGATCGGCTCGCCGTTTCACATTATCTGTGACCGGGTGCAGGGGTCGGGCGCCGTGGCCCCCGGCATTAAGATCGTCCAGGGCGCGCTGTTCCATGCGTTCCGCGAGGCCGGTTGGGTCGATATGGGCCTGATTCATTCCCGAGACTTCAACTCTAAGAAGCATATTTTCGTGGCGCCTGAACTGGTCAACATGAGTCGGTCGGAGATGCGCCGGACGGTCGCATGAAAATCACGATAGCCCGGCTAACGTAAAAAACGGCCCTTACGGGCCGTTTTCTATAGGTTCAACAGCAGCGCCATCAGGGCGGCTACTAGGGCCGCTAAGAGCATGACCGCCCCCAAGCGTCGCGCAGCGGCGTGAAGTTGACGCCCGGCCCGGCTGGCGCGGCAAACAGGCCCGGCCCCCGCCGAATGCGCCCCCAGGCGTCGCGTCGGTTGAGGTTCACCAGTTCGCCGCGCTTAACGGCGCCGTACACCTGATCGCGCGTCCAGCCGTCGGCCAGCAGTTCCCGCATAGTCTTAGGCAGCATCGCAGACCTCCATGCTATCCTCGCCCTCGGGCACACTCAGACGGTCGCTAAGTGAATCGTAGAAGCCCACTAGATTAGCGTCACCGTAGGGCGCCGCATGATTCTTAAACAGGCGCCGCTCCGAGTTGAGGCCATAGTACTGCGCGACGTAGGCTGCCGTGCTGAGTGTGGCGCCTTCGGTCGGGTACATACGCCGCTCCGCGCCCTTCGACTTGATGATCTTATGCTTACCTGTGAATTTCAACAGTTCGCCCAGGATGTCGCGGTCGTCGCGTACAGTGTACCGGGCGCGGCCTAGTGTGATGGTTTTCATGGTTTCATATTCCAAAAATAGTAAATGAACGGCCCGCCCCATATGGCCGCGCCGATGACGGCTTGCGCCAACTTGATCAGAATAGTTTTTACCATTTGTTGATCCATGCGAGAGTGTCAGCGTCGTCGTACGCGCCAAGCATGGCGTCGGTCAACTGGTCGCGGGTCACCGATGGGTCTTCCGCGACCGCCTCGCGCCAGCCGTTGTTTGGGTCTAGTGAGTCGGCGAAATCAAGTAGCTGGGGGATGCTGTAGTGGCGCAGCATATCGGGTAGCGTGGTCATGCTGCCGCCTTGTCGTTGATACCTTGAATATAGGCGTGCATGAGGTTCAACAGTTCACGCTTAGGAATGTGGCCGGTCGACAGCGGCGAGGATACGCCGCCGCCTTGATTGTGCATACGGTGCAGGCATACGCCGCCGTATGCGCCGCTCAGATGATAGTTGCCGACGTTAATCTTGCCGTCGGTGTACGGCGTCATGGGCGAGCCGGTAATGCGGTTAATGCGGTCGACGACGACTTGCAGTTGGGAATCTGTAACGCGCTGTTGCATGGTGAACCTTACTTTATTGTTTGATGCGGATTGCATCGCATAGCGGCCAGTGGCCGCTATACGCTGGAATCAGACTTCGCTGTTATGCAGCAATGCGCCGTTGACCATGGTGAAGTCAGACCATGCGTTAGCCGATTCAATGGCAAGATCAATAGCTTTTTGAGTACGTTTCGAACCAGTGCGGTGCAATTGCGCCATGGTGCGAAGCAGTGCACCGCGACCCATAACACGAGCACGGTCTATCTGTTTTTGTTCTGCTTTGGTGATGTTCATAATGTTGTCCTAGTTGTCATGGCGATCTTGCCATGGTTGATAGTGTAACCGATTTTGTAGCATTGCAACGTCTTTTTGCTAAGTACTTTCCCTAGTGTGTGTGTGTGGGTCATGTGTGTCGAACTGTGGGTTGGCTGTGGGTGACGACGTGAGCCTAGTACTGCCCAATGAAAATGCCCTCTTGTGTGTCATGTGTGTCATGTATTTGATTAGACTTATGAAAGAATATATACTGTATATATATACAGTGGTTTGTATAGGGCTAGGCTAGTGCCGCGCCAAGTGTGCGGAGTTTCAGCGACTCAAAACGCATGGCACACATAGACCACATGACCCACACTCCAAAATCATGTGCCATGTGTGCCATGTCTGCCAGATGGCACACATGGCACACGCTGCCGTGCGCCCTGGTAGCGCGTGCCGTGCGCCCTGGTAGCGTGTGTGTTGGCACACACGGCACACGGCTGCTGGCGGTCGCCCTGGCGGTCGCCCTGGCGGTCGGCTGGCGGTCAAGGCCGGGGGGGGAGGGCCGAGCGCCGATGGTCACGGCTACGGAGCGTCCGCAGACAATTTTTTGCAGACAATTTTTTGCGTAGAATTTTTATTTTTTATGATATAAACCCGACATGGTCTCATTTCCGCTATCAATTCGAGAGCTAAAAGCAACAGAGTCGCGCTTACAGGCCGTGTACGACGCAGCAAAGCTGGGCCTGCGCGGCGAGACACTCGCGCTTGCAGCCGGTATGCTGCCGCAAGAGTTCATGACGCTGAGTAACTTTGATCCAGTCGTCAACATGGCCGCGATGAAGGGCAAGGCCGACGGCGAACGCGAGATGGCCGAGATACTGCACAACGCAGCGCGAGGCGGCGACGCCAAGGCGGCGCTAGAGATACTGAAGCATCAACACGGCTGGGTCGCCAAGCAGGCCATCTCAGTAGAGATCGACCAACGCATATCCATAACCCAGGCGCTGGCAGAGGCAGAGCGGCGCGTCATAGAAATCATAGATGCAGACCACAATCTACCAACCTGAAGACGAACAAGAACTCATGGCCCGGCTGTGGAGTCCGGCGCTGAAAGACAACCCACTGGCGTTTGTGCTGTACCTGTTCCCCTGGGGGCGCAAGGGGACGCCGCTGGAACACTTCACCGGCCCGCGCAAATGGCAGCGCGAAGTGCTGCAAGATATTGCCGACCATATTAAGAAGAACAAGGGCGTTGTCGACTACTCGGTATTGCAGGAGGCAGTGTCCAGCGGACGGGGTATTGGTAAGTCTGCGCTAGTGAGTTGGCTAACTATATGGATGACATCGACGCGAATTGGCTCGACAACCATTATCTCGGCCAACTCGGAAAACCAGTTACGCAGTATCACCTGGGCGGAGATAACTAAATGGCTGGCTATGGGGTTAAACAGCCACTGGTTTGAGGTAAGTGCCACCAGAGTAGCCCCAGCTAAGTGGTTGACTGAGTTAGTTGAGCGCGATCTGAAGAAGGGTACGAGGTATTGGGGTGTAGAAGGCCGATTATGGTCAGCGGAAAACCCGGATGCTTATGCTGGTGTGCACAATTTTGACGGTGTGTTGGTGATTTTTGACGAAGCGAGTGGTATTGATGACTCAATTTGGTCGGTCACTGGTGGATTTTTCACGGAAAACACGCCGAATCGTTTTTGGCTGGCGTTTTCTAACCCACGGCGCAACACGGGGTACTTTTACGAGACTTTTCACTCAAAGCGGGACTTTTGGGCGACTAAAGTGGTGGATGCGCGGACGGTGGAGGGGACGGACAAGGCGGTTTATGAGCGGATCATTGCGGAGTACGGGCCGGACAGTGCTCAGGCGCACGTTGAGGTGTATGGTGAGTTCCCACGGGCGGGGGATGACCAGTTTATACCGTCGGACGTAGTCGACGAGGCGATGAAGAGGCCTAAGTACAAGGACAACTCAGCCCCGATCATTATTGGTGTTGACCCGGCGCGGTTTGGGGCGGATGCGACTGTGATTGCGGTGCGGCAGGGGCGGGATATTGTGGCGATTAAAAAGTACCGGGGGGATGACACCATGACGGTGGTGGGGCATATCATTGAAGCGATTGAGGAGTACAAACCGACGTTAGTCGTAATTGATGAGGGTGGGTTGGGGGCGGGGATTGTGGATAGGCTCAAGGAGCAGCGGTACAAGATCAAGGGGGTGAACTTTGGGAACAAGT